AAGTTTGCACTCTTTTGGTTGCCGATGTAATCAACTAATTGCTTTAAGTCAACAGTTTCAGCAGTTGTTGTAGAACCTGTTGCAGCAGCAGATACAGTTGCAAAGAAAGCAGAGTTTTCAGCTTTGAAGAAATCTCTAGTCAACATTCTTGGTAAAGTTGTGCTTAAAAAAGGCAAACTTCTAGCCATTTGTTTTGAGAATGTAGAGAAACCAGCGATGTAATCATTAACCACTTTAACCTCGCTTAATGCGTAGTTGTTCTCACCTTTGTTTGAACCTTCAGTTTGAGCAGCAATGTTGTTAGTAGTTGCAGTCTCTTTGTAGAATACATACAAACCACTTTCACTTCTTACAGTTGGAACTAAATCACGGAAGTTGATAGCTTGACTTGGTAAAACTGAAGCATTAATAGCATAAGATGCTTGAGCATCTCCTGTTAAACTTGCACCTAAAGTCATTGACTTAACATCTCTTAAATCTAAACGATACTTACCATTTGATTTCATTGATTTTTCCATTTCATCCAATTTGCCATCTAATTTTTCTACGATAGCTTCATCTAAAAACTTTACTTGTTTAGATGCGTTTTTCTTTTGTGCAGCAGCTTGAGCATCAAATTGTTTTTGTGCTTCATCTTTTACTACACGGATTTCAGCGTTTGTTGCTTCCAACTTCGCTTCAATACTAGCTTGAAAACCTTTAAGGTTATCAGCCATTTCGTTAATTACGTTTTCCATTTTTACTTTTTTAGTATTTTATTAAATTCTTTTATTGCCTTCAAGATTTCCGCATCATTGTTTTTGATTTCCTCAATTATCGGCTGGGGTGCTTCTGCGACCGCAGTGATTTCTTTAACGATTTCAATCTCCAATAAATCCGCTTGAATCCTTTTTATTTCAATCTCCATCAACGCAAAAGTTTCATCGGTAAATTTACCGCCTTTAAACGCTTTCAAGAGTTTCTCTAGCCTGTTTGCTAATTGTTCTTTCTTTACTTCACTCTTTACTGAAATGGTTGGTGTTTCAGGGTTTGCTGCCCATAATACCGCACTACCTTCGTAAAGTTTAAGTTCAGTGATTGTTCTTACTCCATCCTTACCTACGCTTGAATTTATTGTAGTAAATCCAATTGAATGCTGATTGATTAAACCTGCATCGTACATCTTCATAATATCTTCACCTGTTTCGGTCATTACTATTGGAGTAACTGCAATAAGCATATCACCTTCAACGTAAAGTTGTTCAGGCTTACCAATAACCGCTTCCATTTCAGCACAATGGTCAACTAAAGACCATATCAAGTTCTTTCCTGCTGGACCTCTTTCGCTTAAAGTCTTTGTGAATGCTTCAGGAACGATAATATCATTGTCTAAATCTACATTACCTGTCCTTGCCCAAACCGCTTTAACTCTGCGTTGTTCGGTATCTACATCCATTACTTCGTAGCCGATGTCTTGTTTTTCAACAATTAAATCTTTTGATGCGTAAGTTTTCATATTTACAAAGTTATATTTTTTTTTATTATTCAAACAAGTCTGCGATTAAGTTTCCTATTTGCATTCCTACCACATTAGATAAATATCCCCATATCATACCAATTCTGCCTAATGGCGGTTGTTTATCATACGTTATTAGCTTACCTCTTGCATCCCTTACCGCTTCATATCCCATAGTACAACGACAATTGCAAACTTGAGCCAAAGGTGCTTTTGAATCACAAGGGTGGTCCATTAAATCAAATCCTGTTTTATAATCTTTCACCTCAAATTGTTTTTCCATTGGTATTTTAACCCCATCCATATGCAAGTGGTCAGTTTGGTCTCTTGGCTGCCTTCTAGTCCTAGCATCTTTTGTGGCAATCCATTCTTTATTAGTTTTTAATCCTGTACTAATTGCACCTACTTGACTACCTAAATTTGCCGCTCTACCTGTTTCCGTTCTTGCTATTAACTCTGCACGATAATCGGTAATACCAGCAGTTTTAAGTTGTTTGATTATGTCATTTAAAGGCAATCCTTTTTCTAATCCATTTTTAATATAATAATCTATTTGCTTTCTAGTTGTTTCGGTAATATCTTGAGCCAATGTCGTTACACCATCATTTTCTAATATCTTTAAAATAGCATAAGCAAACATATCAGTTTGTTGGCTTTTAACCTCTAATCTTTCGTAATTGGATTTAATGCTGCTTTTAAGGCTTTTAGAGGACACTTGAGCCATTTTAGTACCCAAAGCCACGTGAAGTGTTTTAATGGTCTTTTCAATGCCTTTATAGCCTATTGCGTATAAATCTTGGGTACGGCAATATACATCCACTTGTTTTTGTAGTTCTTTTTTGAACTTCGGTGAGTATTGCTTTAATGCGTTGGCATATAATTTTTTATAATCTTGCCAAATCATTTTATGAATTTAGGTTATCAGGAATATTCAAAGGTTGGAATTGGTCAATAGTTTGCAATCCTGTTGGGATGTAAAGTTTCTCTAATTCTTCGGTAGGAATATAATCAGGCACTTCAATATTCATAATGTCCAACTTTTGTTTAGGACTAATCCACCACGCTTTATCAAGCCATTCAGTTTGCTCGGATTTATTTGCTTCTAATTCTCCATATACTGAAAGGTCGTAATCTACATAAAGATTTGTTCCTTTATAACCCCAATCCGTGTGTAATTTCCTATTAAGGTTTTCAGTCAATGCGTTAAGTAATGGGATGGCACAACGAAGCGTTAATGCCTTTTCCCCTTCTCTTTGATTGTTATAGGTCTTTGAATCGCTATCGTTTAAAAGTTGACTAGGTACTCCGTAGATATTACATAGTGCCTTTAAATCCCATTTTTCCGATTCAATGATATTAAGTTCAACAGGAGAAAGTCCAATTTGTTTCCAATCTACTTTATAACCTGATACTGCAATTGAGTTAAAGTTAGCTGAACCGCCCTTTTGACTAACTGCGGTTTTAAGTGCTTGTGCCTGTGCTTGTCCACTTGTTGGGTCATAGCGTTCATCGTTCATAAATAAAACTCCAGCAGGTCCACCATTTTGGAATGATGCAACGGCAGCGGTTTTAGCTTCGTTACTTCTAGTTAAGTTTTTGGCTGCTGCTCGTAGCGGTGATTGTCCGTACAATTGTCCACCTGTAACTCCCCATTGTGGATTGAAGTATTTATCGTGTAAGATTTCTTTTGTATCAAATGACCACATTTGTCCATAGTATAACTGATACCCAGCCCTTGTTGGGGGGAACACATTGATATTTGCAATGATAGCCATATACTGACTAGGCAAAGCAAATAGTTCAAATGGTTTGCCTTGATTGTTTCCTGCTTCAATAAGTTTGCCATAAATAAAAGAATTACCTGTTATCAACTTAAAACCGCACCATTGTTCAACTAAATCACTCCAGCAATCTTCTTCATTTGGATATTTTAACAACTCGTTTAAGCGTTGGTCTCCTGTGTAAAGTTCGTATGCCTTTTTATGTAAAGTCTCAAGTTCTTTTAAGTTGATGTCTTTTTGTGCAGCTAAAGATTTGTATTTCTTTGCAGCCTTTTCATCTACAACCTTATAAACGTGGAATGGTGCAATTTTAGCTTTGTCAGTAATTAGTTTAATGATTGAGTAAACTATATCGTTTGCTACATATCCATCATCAACAAAACTTCTTTGGTCTGCTCCTTGCCAAGTAACTATACCCCTTTCAATTGCTATTTGGGAGTTCATTGGAATTGTTGGAAATAGTGTGTTAATCTTCTTTTTAGTGAAGATGTCAAATAAACCCATATTATTAGAATTTAAACAAAGTTAAAGAAATTTAAGTTAAAATACACTTACCGCAAATTTAGGTTTTGTCAAGTGAGTAAATACTGCGTACCTTGAAGCATCTAAAGCATCATCATTTGCTTTTACAGGTTCTTCAATTACATTATCGTTTTTATCCTTTTTCCATTTGTAGGACATAAATTCCCTTTTAAGATTTTGGCTATGGAAGTGAATGTTTATAGGATAAGATTTCATTTTTACTATTCCTGCCCATACATCTTTTTGAGCAGGTTTAATATTAAATCCTTGTCGGTAAAGTTCCTCTATTGATTTGGGTTCGGCTGCATCTGCGTATATGGTTGCTCGTTCAGGTACTTTCTCTTTTATCAATCTTGTTAGGTCGGATAAGGTAAGACCACTTTGATAAATTATTTCCTCAAAGTAGTTTTCTCCTTCGTGATGGGTAACCTTTATTAATGCAGCTGGATGCACATATCCAAAGTCAAGCCCATAGAATACATCGCCTTCAGGTGCGGTGTCGTATTGTTTCCATTGGGTGTAAATAAGTTCTTTTGCTGCACCTCGTTCCCCTAATCCGTAAACCTTCCACATAAAGTCATCAGGTAGGTTCTTATACTGCTCAATGTTTTTTATTTGTGATTCGGATAGGTTAGGCAGGTTGTTAAGGTAAGTAGAATGGATGCGTTTGTTTTCAGGATTGTCGGCTATTTCGTAAACCCAATTAACAAAGTCAGCAGGATTCCAATCTAGGAATACCTTACCTGTGGTTCGCATTAGTAATTGGTCGTATAAAGTTCTTTTGATTAAGTTGGCTTCGTTGATGAATAGAACATCCCTTGCTGGTCCTCTAGCTTTGCTTTCATCTTCTAATCCGAATAGTTCAATGTAAGACCCATTTGGGTAAGTGTATATAAAATCGGAAAAGCTAAAGTCATTGTCTTGCCATAAACCCCAATTCTCCATTATAGATTTAAAATCTCTATAAACACCTCGTTTGATATGTGGAAGGGAATGCGATACAATTGAAATCCTTGTCTTTGGATTGTTGTAGGCTATTTCAATCAGTAACTGAACAATGGAATAAGACTTTGAACTCCTTGTGCCACCTTCATTGCAAATGACAGGATAGCTGCCTTCGTATGCTCTTTTGTTGGCAAAGAATACTGGTGTTGCATTAATCTTCAATTGGTTTGCATCGGTCATCTTCTTGTATTACTATTTGAACGCTACCTTGAATGTTTGCGTTTATGTCGGTTGTTTGTTTTGCTCTGCCTTCTAATCTATCAAGTATCTCCTGATAAGCCCTTAAGTCGGATTTCATTGCTTTTGCAATTATCTTCATATCTAGTTGTTCAGCTATTGTAAACTCCTCATCTTCACCTGTAACAGGGTTACGCACTTTGGTAACAAGTTCAAGTAAACGCAGTAAACGAGTTCTTGAATTAGGCACTCCTTTAGGTCTGCCATTAGGGTTTGCAACTTCCCCTTTTTTAAATGGGGTTAAATTTTGTTCATTAGCCATAATCTCACTATTGTTTCACTATTTTACAAAGTTACACCACAATTCGGACAAGTCGTACCTCCGATGGCATTGTCCTTTGGTTGTTCTATATCATTTGCGAATGCTGGTATATCTAATCCCCAATTATCTAAATCTTCAATGTTCCATTCGTTTGCCAAAGCATCCCACTCCCATTCGCCATATCCAACATTATCTTTTACAATAAATTCTTTCTTTTGTGCTTCGCTTAAATTGTTAGCGTGGATTACAGGAACATCGGTTAACCCAGCTTCAATACAAGCCTTTAGTCTCATATTGCCACCTAAAACCATATTATTCTCATCAATGACAATTGGTCGTAATTCAAGCATTTGGGGGAAATCTTGGATTGACTTAACAAGTTGTTTAAACTTAATATCCTTTATAATTCTAGGATTGTTTGGGTTTGGTTTGATTTCGTTGATTAACATTATCGGTTCTTTGTTGGTGTTCTTATAGATGCTGATTTAACAACATTATTTATAATTAGATTATTGTAGCCAATTTCTTTTTTACACTTGCATTTGATGGTGTGTTCCTTTATGGAACTTTGCCAAACATAGTCCTCAATAATTATTCCACATTTGCACTTGTATTCTCTTTTACAAAATGTATCTTTCATTATCCTTGTCGGTTATATGGTTTTGTTGGTTTGTCTTTCGGTCCGTTACTTTTTTTGTACTTACCTTTTTTTCTTGTGCCAAAGTTTACCTTACCAGCTGCGTTTAGTTTAGCCATTACTTATATTTTTCAATTAGTTCGTTTAATTCAGTCCTTGACCATTTCTTTATGAGCCTGTGTTGGCTTTCTAGGTGCAATACCATTCGTTCCCCTATCTTATCAATTAGGTTTCTGCGATAGCCTATCAGGTGGAATTGGTCAAAGCCGTTGCAAGATTTACATTCTCCGTTTACATTGTACTCATCAAATCTTAATGCTGAACTACCCTTAACAGGAACATAATGCCCAGCATCCATATATTCAAAATCCTTTACCTGACCGCAACTAATACAAGTAAAATATCCATCTTGACTATCTCTAGTCCTAATGTAGCGGTTAAATATTTGTTGAGCCTTTGCGGTTAATCTTGGGATAGTTTGTAAAGCCATAATGCAAAATTAGGGTTTTATAGTACGAAAAACAACTATTCGGTCTTTATGGGTAAATCGTTTCTTGTTCACAGGGTTTAATGATTGTTTGATTTGGTATTCATTTACACCTGTTATTCTTTTTGCGTAGGATATTGATTTAAATATTATTTCTTGTTTATTGTCTAGGTATATCATTCTCACTTGTTGTGCGTTCTCTGCTCCATTCATTTGCTATGTCGTTTAGTAATTTTGTTAATGGAATTAAAAATCCTTTAGAACTGTTGTTATCCCCTCCGTTTTTAAGGAATAAGTTTTCTTTGTAGTAAACCCTACAAACTTGTTTTAGTGCTTTAGTTGGAAATATAAAAGATATGTCAAGTTCATCTATTCTATAAATCCAATACTCTGCGGTGGTGGTTGCTAATCCGCTGGGCTTACCTCTTGATTCGTATTCAAAGAATAAGTTTCCTGTTTTATGAATTAACCTATCGTTTTTTACTTCAATATGTTTACCATCAGAAAACATATAATTTATTAAATCTTCGGCTTTCTCGCCAAAGTTTAGGTCGTGGGTAAAGCTGGATGAATATTTCATTTTATTAATCGTTTTATTTCGTAGTATAAATCAAATGTTCCCAATATCATAATGGCAAGTATAAAGCCAATAAATATCCTTGTAAACTCAATTGTCAGTTTAAATAGTTCTTTCATTTCTTTTTTGGTTTGTTATAACTTTTTTAAATGTTTGTTCCTTTCTTTTATCGGTCATATAAAGACCTTTTATTTGTTCTTTAAACTTTGCCTTTTCTTGCGGTGTGATGTCAGGATGGTATTTGATTCGTACTAATACATCTTCTGCTGGTATATAATTCTCTATCATCTATTATTTTTTAATTGCAATATTTTTTTACTGCATTGATAATTTTGTATTCTTGTTTCATTCATTGCCCATTGTTTTTTATCTCTATGCCATTCTTTCTTTTTCATAGATAATGCAATTCTATTTTGTTGTTCAGTTTTATTTTCAATTATATCATACATACACTTTCCAATATTCCATTTTTTATTTTTATCAAACCTTGCTATTTTGTTATTTTTTTTATCAATAATTCTATCATTAATTATATATAAATCATTTTTAATTTCTTGATTATAATCTATATTATCAAAAAAATAATATATTTCTAGTAAATCTTTATGTTTATTCATATCAAATAAATTTTGAATAGTTAAATCTACATAATTGCCAAACCCAATTATTGATTTTTTTGTTAATGTTCTTAATAAAAGTATGCTCATAATTGATTGTTAAAGTGCATCATTAATGAATATTTTTTGCATTGCTGGGTCATTGTTTCATCGTTAATTAACATATCATTTGCTTTTTTCGCCTGTGCCAAAAAGAATAATCTAACTTTTGCCTTTATATCATCGCCTTGCTCTTTTGATATTTTAATCATTTTGCGTTTCCACATATAATCAAATACTTGGTGATTAATAAATCTAAAGTCTTTTCTAGTTGATTTATCCCACCATTCCTTTTCATCCTTAATAGCTTGTTCTTCATTTATGTAGTTGTGAGCAGTTGGCTCAATCTTTGGTTCAATCTTTTGTCTTACCTGTACTGCAATCTTTTTGTAGGCAGACATTACCTCACCAATTAATTTGGGGTTAAATATGATATGTTTTTCAACTGATAACTTATCTGCTGCTAACATTTCAAATGCGGTTTTTAATTCCTTTAGTTTGAATATTCCGTAATTATCCATTACAAAATCAACTATAAAATCAAAATCACCCATTGCTGGTGCTTGTGTTCCGCTTAATTGTAAACAGGTTTTAAGTACCTCTTTTACTTCTATTTTTGAGCATTTACTAATACTCATTGAATTGATTGCCTCGTATATTTTAACCTCGTATTTATCGGTTAATTTACAAGCTATTTCTTCTTTGGGCTTCTCGTTCAGCATAAGAGAGTTGCTGATTTGGATTAGTTCGTTTTGCATTTGGGTTATAATTTTTATCTATTAATTTTCCTTCCGTTAAATCTCTAGCCATCCAATTTTTTGCGGTGGCTATCCAATCCTTCTTTTTTTCGCCTTTAGAATCGGACCAATTTTTAATGACCTCAAAATAGTAATTGAAGTTAGCAATTTCATATTGAGTTCCAATAAATGATTGTTCAAATTTTTCAATAGTATTTACATCACTATCTACAAAAAGGGTTGTGCCTACTACTTTCCTTTTATTTACTTTAATTTCCTTTCCTTTTATTTCCTTTACTTTACTTTCCTTTGCATTACCCTCCCCAATAGCCCCCCTATTACCCCACCTATTATTTGCACCTGCTTTACCACTTTCACTTAACTTTAATCGTAGTTCTAAATGTTGTGCTAATCTTTCCGACCAAAACTCGCCTGAATCAATTGTAAATAAGCCAAAATTCATTAATACCCCATTGACTTTTACATCAGTGCAGTGCATTTGCATAGCAAGTACAGGGATAAGTTCAAGGGGTAATTTGCCTCCAGCGTTGGCTAATTGTTCAATTAAATACCAATAAATACCATAACCCTCCATTCCTAATTGATGCCTTAAAAAAAGGACTTTAGTATCATTTGCAGCGTTATAATCGTGGCTGAAATAATATGTATTACTTTTCATAAATAAAATAGCCCCATTGAATCCCTACCAGTCGTATTGGTAGTTCATCGCAAGGGCAATAAGTTCTTGATAGGATATACGACATCCTTTTACAAAGATAACCTTTTTTTACCTAAAATGGCAAATCTTCAGCATCTTCTAATTCTTGTTTGTTTTGGGCAAATTCTTTCTTTGCCTCCCAAACATACTCCTTCCCATTTCCGCAATATTCCTTCTTGGCTTTTTCTGCCCTTTCAGTTGCGGTTTGTCCGTTATATACTGTGTGGGTATTTTCAAACTTATCTAACTCTTTGCGTTTCTCTACAACTATGGTAGCGTAGTGATTTCCGTTTTTGTGTGCAGTAAATTTGATGTCCTCTTTTTTTAGATTTAATACTATCATTGTTATTTTTTTATTTGGTTATATAATTCTTTAATTCCTTCATTAATGTTTTCATCTGCATAACCTGATGCTTTTAAAATAGTTATACATAGTTCTAATGTTTCAAAAATATCTAATTCATCTATATCTTCAATTGATACTTTTAATCCAAGATGTTCAAATGTCATTTTAGTCATTGTTTTTAATTTAAGTGTTTATTAATTTGTTCTTCTTCTATTTTGTTTTCGGTTTCTATGTCCTTTTCTATTTCTTCTTCTTCATCTTCTTCAAAGTCGCAATGCTCAAGGCATTCAGGACAAATTCCAACTTCTTCCATATCGGTTTCTGCTCCGCAGCAAGTACTAAATCCCATATTAATTGTTTTTAGATTTAAAATAGTTTAATTCCTCGTGTTTAATATCCAAAGCCAATCGCAACGCAACTCTTAATGTTTGTAAAACGTAATTATCTTTACTTAATGTTGTGGCTTCTATTTCGGTAATTGATTTGTTTAATTGACCTATCATTAAGTCAATGCTAGGATATTCATTCATAGTTTTCGTATTGTTCGCTAAAATCACTCATTGGCATAAATGGTTTTGGCTGGGTTAATAATGGGGTTAACATTTCAGGATAGTGTTTGGCTTTGTATTCCTTTAGTTTGGCTCTTGCTTTTCTTATCTCGGTTAAATACTCATTCTTCCAAAATCTATGACAGGATTCAAACTTCCACTCATAGTAAGCAACATTATCCCTTAATTTTTCAAGTTTACTGTCTATCATAAAGTTGATTGTTTGGTTTTAAATATTTCTTTTAATTCAGGGCTATTGTTTACTAAATCCATATTGTATGAATATAGCGTTTTAAGTTCCGTTTTTGATACGCAAAGGTCAACGGCTAACTCTACATCCAATTCAGTAAGATGTGCCTTTAAATAGGCTGATTCATCGGCTTGTTGCATTTCCTCGCTAGTGTATATCCCTGACAAATCCTGTGGGTATGCTTTTCTCAAAGCTAATGCCTCTGCAACCTTACCTAGCATAATATGTGGTTTTGCCCATAAGCCCATCGGTTTGCCATCCTTATCAAATTGGCAATACTCTGCTAAATAAGCAACTCCAACTGATGCTTCAAAGCGAATGTCATTGTGAAATCTAAATACTGAAATCTTACACGAAATTAAATTACCATTTTCATAAGTAAATAACGGCTCGGATTGTCCACCATAATTCCCTGACCTTTCCGCAATTACACGGAATCCATCAATAGATGTTTGGATGGTCATTCTTTTACCGCCTTTACTCCAGCGGTGAATACAATAAATCTGCCTTGAAAGTGCATCAAGCCCTGTGCGTTGACATTGATACAAAAATAACTTAAGTTCCTCTTGGGTTGCTTCAGGTGCAATTTGCGACCTAATTAACTCAATTTGCTCCTTTGTGTAAAGGATTTTGTTTGTTTGTTTTTCTACTTGATTGTTCATAACTAATGGTTTAGGATGTAAAATTAATACTTTATTTGTTAATAAACAAATTAAAGTAATATATTTATGTTAATAAGGTCTTTTTCTAGGCTATCATCGTAGGGGTGGGTTATGTCGTTTTGGATGCAAGTAATTGAATGAATAACTGTTGTGTGGTCTCTATTCAATACATCCCCAATGTCGCTTAATACCATCCTTGCCTTTGTTCTTAAAAGGAACATTATTACTTGTCTTGGTTTTACGATTTTACGCTTTCGGCATTTCCCTTTAATATCTTCTATTGATACCCCATAATAATTGCTTACTGTGCTTAATATATCGTTAGCCAATTGTTCCTTCTCGCTCTTGCTCATCCGCTGCTTTAGTACGCTTGGCACTATCCAATAATTCATTTAATTCAATTTTAAGTTTGGTAATTTGTTTCCTTAACATCTCGTTCTCTAGTTCCAAGATGTATATTTCCTTCATCATATTGCCTTTGGTGTTGTCTATGTAACTCATTGTACTCGGTTTACAGGTAAAATAAAATTTTCAGTTATGTCATAGAGTTCAACAACCAACCAATAATAAGACTTTAGG